GGCTTCACGATGCTCATCCCGACGGCGGGGAGTTCGGCCCGTCGCACACAGTTGTCAGCGAGCGGGGTGTGGACCGGCAGACCGGCCAGCACCTCCGACGTGTACTGCGGAGGGACGATGCCCACGGTGAGCGTGGTGGTCGTGGTGTCCAGCGCCGCCTGCACGGCGTACTGGCGGGCCAGGTTGTCCAGCTCGATCTGCGCCGCCGGGTCGGCCAGCTTCGACACGCCCATGCTCGCCGCCTGCACAGCGATGTCCAGCGACGCCCAACGCTCCAGCGGGAACCGAGGCCGGGTCGTGATCCCCGTCACCGGGGCAGCGGCGGCGATGTTCACCGGCTGCGGCGGCGGGGTGTCACGCTCCACCTGGCGGGCGACCAAAGCGTCGAAGTGTTCGCCGGTCACGCCGGCGGCCTCGATCGCATCACGGTGGCGCTCCACGTAGGAAGGGCGGGCCTCCTCCGGCAGACCGGCCGCCGTCTCGACAAGCTCGGGGATGTTCGCAGGGGTGGGCTTCACCTCTGCCTTGGCGATGGCAGCCGTGACGAGCAGACGCACGTCAGCGGCGGTCACACCGTTCTCCTCGAGCAGGTCGGCGTGGTTGCCGATCAGCTCCGAACGGCGCTCCTCGGACGCTGCGACGAGCAGCGCGACGAACGTGTCCATGTTCATGTGCTTTCTCTCCTTGGGTTCAGGGTCGACGCGCGCTGCGGCGACAGTGGAGACCTTCTGTGCGGCAACCAGGAACGGAGCCGGGGCGTTCTGTCGTCCTGCATGAGCGAAGATCGACAGGTCGAACGCGGCGGCCATCCGGGCAGCAACAGACTCGTCGGAGGGTGCTTCCGGTTCGTCTACCCGATCAGCGAGGCCGGCAGCGACCGCCTCGTCGGCGTCGTACCACGTCTCATTCAGCATCAGGTCACGCCACGACCTCGCAGACCCCTGGGCTGATTGATCGGCGTAGATCGATGCCATGTTGTCCGAGATTTTGTCGAGCAGATCCGCCATGTGACTGTGGTCGGCAGCGGGTCCGACCGTCACCCCGAAGGCGTCATGGATCATGATCATGGCGTTCGGGGCGATCCGCCGTTCCTCTCCGGCCTGGGCGATGAACGATGCGGCCGACGCAGCGAGCCCTTCGATGGAGGTCGTGACCCGGGCGTCGTGGTTACGGAGCGCCGTGTAAATGGCGATCCCGTCGAACACGTCCCCGCCTGGCGAGTTGATGTGAACGTCGATGTGCGGCGTATCGACCTGTTCGAGCCTGGCGACGAAGTCAGCAGCGGTGATCCCGAACCAGCCGATCTCGTCGTAGATCCACACGTCTGTCGTGTCGCCGTCTTGGGCTGAGATCCGGAACCAGTCGCTGCGGGCGCTGTCGCGTAGAGACGAACGGACCGGCTGGTCTGGCCGCCAGTTCCCACGTGGCAAGTCGAACTTCCGCTTGGTCACGGCATCGCCTCCTCAGACGGGGCAGGCTCAGATTCCTTCGGCTCGTCACCCAACTGAGGGACCTCATCGACAGAGGCACCGGGGGTGGCGAGCAGCGGGTTACGCAACCAGGCGTCCGTGTCCAACTTCACGTACGACCCGCGGGGGGTGACGTTCGGACCGGACAGGGTTTCCTCGACGACCGACACATGCGGCAACGCACCGAAGTCGATCAGATCGAGCCGTGCCTGCGTGGCGTTCGCGTACGTCATCGACGCCCCCTGCGGCGCGCCCACAACCCACGGCGGGACGTTCATCATCCGGGCCAACTCCAGCGCTTGGTGCTGACGGGCTTCCATCAACTGCAACCGCTCGGGGTTCTGTGACCCCTCCTGGTAGGAGATCCCCGCGCCGAGGGCTGCGGTCACGTTGTTCAACCGGCGGGAGTGCCACGTGTCAGCGAGCTCGGCCAACTCCTCAGGCGTGTACGGCTCCTGCGTGGCGTCCTGCTGCAGCCAACCCATCGGCACCGGAGCGGTCGCGAACCGCAGCGCGGCGGCGTCGAGCTCCAAGGCGATGGAGATCGCCCGCCACCCGTAGGACAGCAGCCCCGATGACAGGCCATCGAACGCGACGACGTCCTCGAGAGGGACGGGCTTGCCCCGCCACGTGAACCCGACGACCCGACCCCACGGGCGGCCCTGCTCGGTCTGCAGGTTCGTCTCGCAATACGGCATCCACTCGAACTGCGACGGGAACCCGAGCGAAGCACCGCCTGACGGTGCATACCTCTCAGCGACGTGCCACCAGGCCCGCCCGTAGAAGATCAGGTCGTCAACGGTCCAGCCGACCATGAACGCACGTGTGCGGTTCTTGTCCGGGCGGAGCATCCACTGCTCCGGCTCGCGTTCCACGTCATCCACGCCGACCGGGCGACGGGACCAGTAGCGGAGCGGCAGACTGCCGATGATCCCGACGAGGACGTCCCTGGCACGTTCGATCGTCGGCACGCTCATCGCCAGCTCACGGCTGACGTTCTGCGACAGGAGCGCCTGAGCGACCGTCACCTGCTGCAGCGTCGAACTCGACGAGGCCATGACGGGGACGTGGTCGGCTGTCTGGGGGTCGAGGTTGTTGCGGACCCGGTGCGCCAGGTCAGCCAGACGACTCACACCGCTACGAATAGCAGCGCTGTGACTTGCAATCCACGAGTTGCGAAGGAAGGAATTTTTTCGGGCTAGCCGGTGCGACTGAACCCCATCGCCGGCCTCCGTGCTGTCTGCGGGCGGATCACCAGGCCCACCGCCCACACCATGCACCGGCACAACTCGATCGGCCCCGGAGACCGCGCCGACGACAGGGTCATGTGCGACGACCCGAGCGTCACGCCCTTCGCCGCCCGGTTCACATGCTCCGCCAACGTCGGATCACCGTCGTGAACAACCCGCCGGTCGAACACCATCTGGCGGACCAGACCGGTCATCTGCCCGAGCTCGACCATCCCGACCGTCTGGTACTTCCCCGAGTAGCGGGGCGGTGCGCCCAGCTCGACCGACGGGGTGACCGCGAGACGGAGCTTCCGGTCGGCGGTCATCAGCCGGTCGATCTCCTCCCACGCCGTTCGCACGTCACGCACCACGAACGCCGGCTGCACCGCCACCCCGTCCCCCGCCGGCACCGCCCGCACCCCCACCAACGTGTCCCCATCGAACGACGACTCCACCGCCAGCACCCCACCCTCGAGCGGAGCGACCTGACCGGCGCACGCCTCCCACGCCCCCGGCACCAGCCACGACTCCGACGACGACACCCACATGTTCAGGCTGGCGCGGCAGAACGCCGTCCGGTTCGGTCCCTCCGCCCGCGCCTCCAATGACTCGAACTCCATCGTGTGACCTAACGCCGGGTTCGCCAGTGGCCACAGCGACCGGTCCATCGGGTCGGCGTCGGCCGGTACCGACCACTCCGCCAGATGGAACCGCGACGGCTCACCCAACGCGATGCTCCGCAGGCCACGCTCCCGCAGCCGGTGCATAACCACCGACCCCTCCTCGCCCGCCGTCGACCAGGTGGAGATCAGCGCGTTCGAGCGGGCCGTTGTCGTCGGCACCAGAGCATCATCGAACGACGCCGACGAGATATCCCACAGCTCATCCACCACCAGTAGATCCGAGGTGAGGCCGTGGCCGCCGCCAGGCGTGCTGGCGCAGATGTTCCACTCCGACCCGTCCGGCAACACGCACCGCTCCTGGCCCCGCCCATGCCACGACCGCGCCCCGAACCCAGCCTCGAGCGCCGCGCTGACCGTGCGGAACACCCGCCCGGAGATCCGCAGGTCATGCGAGACGAGGACGACGAACTGCGGGCGTCCCCGAACCGCCGGCATAGCCGTCAACCACCAGCCGATCAGCGCACCGATCGCCGTGGTCTTGCCCTGCTGCCGCGCGACACTCGTCAAGCTCATCCAGTGGACCAGGCGACCGTCGACGTGAACGAGCTGACGGTCCAACGCCATCCGCTGCCACGGCATCAGCTCCACACACAGGTGATCCGCCGCCCACCCAGCCACCTCCGGTCCGAACGTGGCGCAATCCGGAGCGATCGGGGTAGCTAGCCGCGGTTCCGTCGCACCCTCGATTAACGCAGGGCCCTCCTTGGGAATTTGCGAAGAC